TCGATGCGGAAGGTGTAAACGGCGTCCGGCATGAGGCTGGACGCGAGGTCTCCGGTGCGGACGGGTCCGCCAGGCAGTTGTGCCATTACGCTTCTCCTTGACCACGTGTCGTGGTCGTTGTGGCCGTTGTGGCCCTTCCAGAGGTCCCCGGTTTAGGGACCTCAAGTCGCTTCACAGCCGTCATGTCGCCCATCATCAGGGCGATCACGTCTGTGATGTTCGCCAGGATCGGATCCGGGATCGGCGTTCCTCCTGGAGCCCTTATGCCGCTTACCCGCTTCCCCTGGTTCTTCGTCCGGAAGACGCGTGTCGCGCCCCGGAACTCTCCGTAGAGCGTGGCGTCCGTCTCCCCTGTCAGCTTCTTCGGCAGTTGCTGGCCTGGGAGGTCGGGCACCTCGTACTGTACCTTGATCTCGTTCCCCTTGTCGTCGAAGCCCACCGACTCCTCGAGGATGGTCACTCGTGAGGTCATCACGAGGTGTGCGTCCAGCGACAGGAACAACTTCATAGCCTGTTGTCCCTTCTCACTGATGTAGCTGTAGACCCGCCTGGGATCCTTCCCTTTCTCCACCCCCCAGACGTCCTTCCAGCCCATGATCTTCATTCCGGCCTGCATCCACAGCTCGCCACATCCGGGTCCGAGGCTGTCGATGAACACCGTCTCGAAGATCTCACCGTCCAGCTCCACGCGGCCAGGTGTCTTACGGAGCGTGGCAATCAACTGGACCATCTCGTCCCAGCTCCTCACCCTCACGGCCGGTAGGTCGAGGTCTGACAGTGTCATCAGGCCGCCGGTGCTTCCTGCCTCCGTACTTATCACCAGAGGTTTGGGACACGTCCGTGCAAGATGTGTCTTCCCCCAGCGCGGAGGTGCATACACGAGGATCGTCGCCCTTGGCGCCTTGAGACTGCTCGTGCGCAGGAGTTCGAATGGCATTACGCTATATCCCCTCTCTTCCCCGTGACCGCGAAGCTGATCCGCCCACCGACCGTGGTAAGGTGGACCATGTCTGTCCACGGAATCCAGACGTGCGTGCCGGGCTTACGCTGTGCCACCTCGAGGATCACCCCGAGGTCGCTGTATCGGAGACGGACACGAGCTACCTCGTGTCCGTCCTCGTACAGTGTGAGGGCTTCTCCCGGCTTAATTACCGGTGTCCCCATCGTCCTTGTCCGCTTCGGCCACGAGCTCGCCCAGATCCTCGAGGGCGTTCTCGATCGCGATGAGGTCGTCATCGGTCAGCGTGGTGTTCTCCGCTACCACGCTGTCGATCAGCTTGCCCACTTCCTCTTTCAACTCGTCTCGGAACACTGTGCCTCCTCTACGGCCAGAATGCTGTGCTCCGGAAGGATCCACAGATCGAGGCCGTGAAGTGTAAATGGGCGCCCTGCTAACTTCTCGATGACCACCCAGGCGCCCGTGAGAGGTGGTTCACCGCCCCACCACTCCCAGTATCCGCCTGGCTCGTGGAGGTGGACGTAGGCCCGTGTGGACAGTTCCTCGTAGTGTGGAGGGAGGACGATCAGGCCACTGGGCGTTGTGTCGATGATTGGGTCACGTGTGATTAGCACGTTACCCGGGAGAAGTTGGATGGTGAGAACGTTACCCCCCACCAAGGTCATGATCCTGTCCTTCACGCCTTCTTCTCCAGGATCGTTGGATCGTCCACATAGTCCCTCTTGCGACTGATGTAGGCCATCCGCCGTATCGGGTTGTCCTTCAGGCACAGGTCCCTGAAGTAGCAGGTTCCGTAGGAGAAGCACTCGTTCGTGTTCTTGTAGAACACCTGCTTCCAGTCCTCGCCCTCCTTCACTCGGCGGTGTCTCCACCGAATCTCCCGGGCGATCTCGACGAACTCCCGCTCAAACTCCTCCAGGTCCTCATCCGTCCGCACGAAGCGCTCCCGGTGGAACTGGGGCACCGCGGTCTTCACGAGGACGTTCACGATCACGCCGGCCACTCGGACCGCACGTCCTGCTTCCTGGGAGAGCTTCTTCGTGATCGCGTACGTATAGGCGGTCATCTGCAGGTCCATCTCGTACTTGAGCATGTCCCTGGGATCGAGACGCGCGGCCGTCTTGTGGTCGACGATCCAGAGCATCTTGTCCTGGAGCGCTAGTTCATCCGTGCGGAACACGAGGAACACGTTTGTGTCCGTCCCGATCTCGATGCGCCCTGCAACCTCGAGACCGATCGGCTTCCACGGGTTGTGGTCGTGCTCGTAGTGAGCGTAGTACGCTGGGAGCATTCGCTCCATCAGCTCGATGTGTTCGTTGACGATCACCTCGTCCCCGGGGAACTTGCCTTCCGGCATCTGTTTCCGGAACACCTCGATCCCGTGCTTAAGTGCCTGGTCGAGCTGCAGCTTGCCACTGGCCACTTCCGCTAGGGCCGCGTGGACCGCGGTTCCGAACGAGAGTGCGTATGTCGGCCTGTCAGGTTGGAGGTGCTCGTGATAGAACCAACCGTACTTGCGGTGACAGCGGAGGAAGGTCTGAACCCGAGATTGGTTCAGGTTGATCACCTCTTCGTCCACCTCCAGGTAGAGTTCAGTCATCATTCTTCTCCTGGAGGAAAGACTCCGAGGGCTCGATGATCAGTTGCAGCACTCGGGAGCCCTCCGTCTTCAGGTAAATCGCGTCGACGATCGTCACCTTGACTGGGGTCCCCAGGTCCGCTAGCTGCGCTGCTCGCATCCCCGCTTTGGGACTCCAGCGGTAGGTTACTTTGCCTTTCGGCAGACTCGGCATCTAGGCGTCTCCTTGCATGTGCGTGTGGGTCACGGAGCATCTCCTCGATCTCCTTGTCCCCTGTAAGCCACTCCAATGCGCGCTTCATGGATGTCCCACGGATGCGCATGTGGCCGTCGAGCAGGATGAAGCTGCCACTCGTGGGTCCCAGGTTGCCGTCCCGGCGCAGTTCCATGTAACAACGGAGCATGTCTCCCTGTCGCCAGAACTTGATGCTGCCTCCCTCGTGGAGGGTGAACCTTCTCTCCTCATGGGGAAAGGGGATCTTCGCGGGCATCGGCTCGTTGATCGGAGATTGCTGCATCCTCGCGATGACGATGGCCACGATGTTCGACTTGGAGGGGTCCTTGAGGACGTCCTCCTTCAAGAGGAACTGTTCCACCTCCTGCCTGAACGGGAAGGAGGTGAAACGTTCTCGCATCATGTCGAGGTGTGCATCCACCTCGCTCTGGGGCCACGTAAGTGGGATCCCAAGAACTTGGACCAGGCGGAACTCGGAGCGACCTGGTCCAGGCATCGCTTGAAGGGCGTAGACAGGAGTGTCGTCGAGCATCCGGAAGTAGGTGTGCGTCCGTTCCGGATGCTCGCGCCACAGTTCCTTTCGTTCCTGGATGGCGCCCTCGAGTTCTTCCCACTCCCACCACGTCAGAGTCACAGCAGCTCCGAAGGAGGTTGAACTCCGAGGTCCTCGATCTGCTTGAGGGCCTTCTGCTCGGCGACGGCCACGATCCGACGGGCCAGTTCCTCGATGTACTCCCAGTTCAGCTTCGTCCGATACCTGTCGCTGAGCGTGATGTACCGACGCAGCGTGCTGTGTGGAGTGGTGAAGCGGAGCACCTCGATCGGGTTGCCAGGGAGCGTGGCCGCTGGGTGTTGGAACCGGCGCTTGTAGATATCCACGAGTGAGTACGCCCACATGTGCACGGAGAGGTCGAACTCCGAGAGGAGGTTGAGGAGGTCCGGTTCATTGTCCTCGTCCGCCTGGAGGTCTTCCCACACCATGATCTGGATCGGTTGGTCGATCATGTGGAAGACTGTGGCCACCTTGTTCAGGTTCGGGATCCCGTAGAGCGCAGTAGGCGATTGGTCTACGACACACTCCTCGAACGTGTGGAGGTGCGCGAGGACGACCTCCACTACGGACTTCCGTTGCCCTCGTTCGCAGAGGATCCAGACGTCCACGTCGTGGAAGGTGTCCGTGATCGCAGCGGAGCCTGCGATGTGTGTACGCACGTGAAGGTACTGGGGGACGAGATCCTTGATGTGCGGGAAGATGTGATCACGTTGTTCCACGTTCATGCTGGTCCTCCTTGGAGAAGGGGGTCACCCTGTTTGTTGAGCTCGAATGCCTCGGCCCGTTCTACGCAGGTGCCACACTTCCCACAGGGGAAGCTGAGGCCCTCGTAACAGGTCCAGGTAAGCTGGTAAGGGACGTTACGGTACAGGCCCTCCTCGAGGATCTGTGCCTTCGTCAGGTCGATGTACGGGGTGTAGATGCTGACCTTGTGGTCGTCGCACAGGCGAATGGCTTCGCCCATCGCGGTGACGAATTCCGGCCGGCAGTCGGGGTAGATCGCGTGGTCCCCTGCGTGCGCGGCGTAGCCAACGAAGTCGGAATGGCTAGCAATTGCGAACGCCGTGGCAATGGAGAGCATCACCATGTTCCGGTTCGGCACGATGGTGACGCGCATCGAGTCGTCCGTGTAGTGGCCCTGTGGTACTGGGATCATGCTGGTCTGCGAGCTGCCGAACATGAAGTCACGGCCAACGGAACGGAGGTCCGCGATTTGGTGGGGGGTATTGAAATACCGTGCGATGTCGGCGGCAGCGTTGAGCTCCCGGCGGTGCCTCTGCCCGTAGTCGAACGAGATGGCGTAGTGCCGTCCGTCCGGGAAGGCGTCGATGCAGTGTGCGAGCAGGGTGGAGCTATCCATTCCACCCGAGAGAAGTACGACTCCGTTCATGGGAGGTCCTTTCGTTGCACGTTGAAGTCCGAAGTGGAGCCAAAAAGAAGGGGGGTGTGTGCCCCCCTCCAGTCTTACGCGGGTGTTGCGGTGGGCTCGTCGCCCGTGATCCCCATCGCCTTGGCCTTGGCGAGGATCGCCTTCTCCGCGGCCTGACGCTTGAGGCGATAATCCTTCATGCGGGCCTTCACCTCGGGCTTCTGCATGTAGGCCTTCCGGGTCTCCTTGAACTTCTCGGGGTTCTTCTCCCGGTACTGCTTGGAGTACGCGAGGCGCTTCTCCTTCGCCTCGGGCGACGCGTTGTACTCCTTCTGCTTCTCCTGCCGCTTGGCCCTCTGCTCCTGGATCTTGGCGAACTCTGCCTTGAGCTGCTCCGGGGTGAGGGACTCGACCTGTGCCGTGACTTCGTCTAGAATGCCCATGTGTGCTGTCTCCTGTCGTGGGCCGTTGGCCCGTGTTGCTGGGTTAGTGTTGCCCGTACATTGGTGGGGGGTACATATGTCATCCGAATGTACCCCCCACCAATCCTCATGAACTAGGTAAAGTATATGGCAGGCTGTCGTTGGAAATCAACGTCGAACTGCCTGTCTCTACCCAGCTTGTCCGGGTGGCTTCTATCATTATGTACATTATATCACACAATGAACTCGAAAGCAACCCGGTTTGATCACGTTTTCCGCACCCTTCGGCCTTCGGCCTGCTGGTTAGAACGTTAGATGCCCACCTTCTCGATGGCGTTCATCACCTTCTCGACCTCCGGATTGGCGTCGAGTGCTTCGAGGGCGGCGTTGACCTCCTTGAGCTTGTTCTCCAGCTCTCGCTTCAAGTCGTGCATCCGCTCCCTGCGGGTACGAGGGACCATCCGCTTCTCGCTCGCGTAGCCCGTTTGCAGGACCTGGTTGAGGGCTCCCATTTGAGAGACTTCAGGGTAGTCGGACACCTTATTCCCCCTTCTCGAGGGTGAACGATTCCCAAGCGTGGATCTCGGTCTTCCCGATCAACTCGATCGGTTGGCCCTCGATCGTCGGCCCGCCTCCCATGATGCCCGCGATCAAGCCACTGTTCGTGCGGAGTGCGATCTTGTCGCCGATCTGCACGCCCGTACGTCCGGCCAGCGCCTGCTCGATTGAGTCGTCGATCATGGCCTGGACCTGGGCCTCGGTCAGCCCGCCGCCACTCGGAGGAGGCGTTCCCGGTGTGGTGCCAGCATCCGGACCCTGGACGGGTGCGTACACCGTTCCGGCCACCTTGTACCAGGACCACACGAGGCCGGACTTCACGGACTTGAAGTCCTGCTTGGCGTTGCGGGCCTTGCTGTACGTCTGCTTCGCATCGTCGAGGTACTGGATGCAGACGGTGTAGTAGCCCAGCTCGTCGGGCGTGGCCGTGGGAAGGAAGATGCGCCCCTTCGGCCCTCCGCTGTACTGCTGGGTGTGAGCGAAGTAGGGCATCGAGGCGTTGGGCACGACGCCCGGCCCGTAGCCCGGTGGGAGGCCACACGCCTCCATTACGGCCTCCCAGTCGTTCGCGGGCCCGCCGATGTAGCGACCGATCCCGTCGTAGAACCAGGCCTTGCACTCCTCCTCGTTCTGGGGACACCGGCTCATGTCAAAAGACATCTTTCTGCTCCTGGGGGCTGCGCCCCCCTGGGGGAATGATTAGAATGCCTACTGGTTCCCCCGTCAGTAGACATGCGTCACGCGCAAGCGTGAGTTCGTGGAGGACGCAGA